ACCACCACCCTTATCCTTGGAGGGTGCATTGCGCCAGACCCCTCCGCCGGCTTGAAGGGCAGCGAGGTCTGCCGATCCGACCAACGGGCCTCCTGGAGACGATCCACGCCCACCGTACTCCATCCCATCGCCACCACCCGTAGCCGCGCCAGGAAGGGCCGCCGCCGCGCCTACGGCCGCCCAGATCCGGGCCGCCACCGTCTCGAAGGCGGCGGAGAGGCTGTTGGCCCAGGCCACGGACCCGGAAAGGTCTAGCCCCGACAGGTCATCGGAGGCTTCCACCGCCCGGCGAAGGTTCTCGACGGCAATGCCGAGTTGCTCGGAGTACTCCTTGGCCTTGACAACATCCCCTTCTCGAAGGGCCTGGGCGAGGTTAGCCGCTAGGCGATCGACTTCGGAGGACATGTCTTGCAGGGCCGCAGAGAGGATCGGGAATTCATCGGCCAAGGCCTGAATGTCGCCGGCCATGGCGGAGGTCGCCCGGTTCGAGGTCTCAAGCAGGCTGTCGTAGCCATACTGAAGGTCCTCGAGGACCCCGATCGCATCCGACTGTTCCATGATCTGGGTGAACTCGGTCCACCCGCCGGCCAGAGCGGCGGCGTGGGCGGTGCTGTCGAAGTTCTCGAGCACCTTGCCGTAGTTCTCCAGGGTCAAGGCGGTCCCCGTAAGGGTAGCCTCCAGACCCAGGATGTCGGCCACCAGGTCGACCAGACCCAGCGACACCGTCTCGATGGCCGGAGCCACCAGGACCGCCAGCTGATTGCCCAGGCCTTCGAACATCATCCCCAGTCGGCCGACGGCATCGTTGGCCCGCTCGACCTGGTTGGCCTCGACGTCCGAGATGGTGATCCCGAACATCTCGTTGAACCTGCGGGCCTCTTCGACTGCCCCACTGTAGTTCTCGAGCATGAGGATGGTCTCGCGACCCGATCGGCCGAACATCTCCATAGCCAGGGCCGTCTTGCGGGCTGGGTCTGAAATGTCGTTCAGGCGGGTGGCGATCAGCTCGAACTGTTTGTCCGGTTCGAGGCTCTGGAGATCCTGGAACTTCAAGCCCAGTTGCCCAAAGGCCTGAACCTGGGCGTCAGTGCCCTTCTCGAGCTCGACGAGGTTTCGCTGCATCAGGCCGAGCTTAGCCGTCAGGCTCTCCGTCGAGACGCCGGCCTCTTCGGCCACCAGGGACATGTTCTGGAAGGCCTCGACCGTGATGCCAAGAGACCGGGCCTGTTTGGACAGCACATCGATGTTCTCGAGGCTGGCCTTCGTCAGCGCGATGAGCTTGGCCGTGGCCAGGGTGGTGGCCGTGGCCACGGCTGCAACAGCCGCCGCCCCAGCCACCGACCAGCCCCGGATCTTCATCAGGCTGTCGTCGAGGGCCTTGTCCAGACCGGAGGGGTCGCCCCCGATCCGGACAACCACATCTTTGATCACCTTCGTGTTCATGCCCAGGCCTCTAGTTCTTCCAGTTGCCCCAGGGTCAAGCCCCCGGCGTAATACTCAGGACCCGTTCCTTCGTCCGGGGCTCTGGCGGAGACCTCAGAGAGGAACTCCTTCATCGTCAGCCCCCAGAATTCGGAGGGCTGGAGCTCGAGCCTCAAGCGGGCAGCGAGGTAGAGGCTTTCGAAGTCGATCTCTTTTTCCGCCCCTTGCGGTCCGAGGCTTTGGCCGTCTTCGGGGCGGATGGGACGGCGGCTTCTTTTCCCGGGGACATGACCGGGAGCACCGACTCGACGTAGGCCAGACGGAAGCTCAAGGCGTCCGAAAGGTCGGAGAGGAGGTGATCGAGAAGGTCCTGATCCGAAGGCGTTTCCGCCCCGCAGGCCTGCTCCATGAAACCCTTGAGAGGGATAAACAGGAACAGAGGCTCGAGGCCACCTCGAACGCATTTCGAAGCCAGGCTGACCGTGGTCTCCGTGCCGGCCGAGGCCTGCCGAAGCTCCAGAGCGATCCGCTGGAGAAGTTGTAGGGAAGGGGTCAGACGAATGTCTTTCCCCTTCCAGCTGAATTTGATCTCCCTCATAGTCCGGCCCCTCCTTAGACCGCTGCCGTGTAGGTGTACTCACCCGACGACAGGAAGGTCGCCGAGAAGGTCACCGAGTTGTCGTGGGGCGCCCCAAGCTGGAGGCCGTTCATGAAGAAGTCGCCGGCGAAGGTCCCGATGCCGTCGATCTCCAGCTCATAGGCCTGGAGGAGGATGGCGGCGGAAGCCGAGGTGGCGATCTCGATCAGCGAGTCATCCTTCAGGAGGCCCGAGATGGAGACGTCGATCGACCGCATGCCCCAGTCGTCGAGCAGAGTGCGGTAGCCGTTGTCGTCCTTGTCGGTGACGTCCACCTCGCCGTTGGCGATGGTGAGGTCTTCCTGCCGGGCGCCGATGATGCCGACGGCGGACACCCCCGTGCCTTTCTTGAGCCGTACTTTACGACCGATGAGTGCAGCCATTTCAGTCTCCTTTTCCGTTACTGGGCTTCGGTGAAGCAGCGGACCATGAACATGATCCTATGCCGGCCGTTCTGAAGCTGAACCGGGCCGATGATTGGGCTGTAGACCACGTAGGCGTAGGCCCCTGTTCCCTGCATCCCCGCGTCGCTCTTCAGGAAGAGCCGAAGGGTGTGCATGAGGTTCTCGCCGGCCTTGATCGAGGCGGGACCAACCAAGAGGGTCAGGTCGGCGTCGATCTGTTGGGCGATCTCGTCATCGTCCCCACCCGTCCCCGATCGGCGGATGAGGAGGACCGGAGCCTCCATCGAGAGGTCGGCATCCGTGAAGTTGTGCAGGCGGAAGACCAAGGCGGGTTCTTGCGCCAAGGCCGAGGCCTGGATGTGGTCCCGGAGATCCTCGAGGAGGGTCGTGGCGGCCATTGGTTAGCTCCCTCCGAATGCGGACAGTAGAGAGTCGAGGCTCTCGTCGATAAAGTCCTGAACCCCGAGCTCCAGGAACCGATCGGAAGCGCCGGCCTTCTGCCAATTCTTCGGGCCACCCTCGTGGACGAAGCCGGCGTAGTTGGCTCCATACCCGAACTCCCCGATGAACCCACCCATCGAGGTCGAGTTCATGTAGGGTCGGACCCGGGAGAAGGCCGAGTTGATTAGCTCAGAGGTGGCCACCGGAACATAAGGCGCCGTAGCCGCCTCGATCATCTTCAGGGACAGGGTCACGAACTTCTCGCTGCCCTCTTCCCCGACCCGCTTGAGCTCGTCGGAGAGCTGCCGGGAAGCCCGGTCGAGACCAGAGAATTGAGCTGTGATCCTCACATCGCACCTACCTGGTAGTCGGGGATAGCCTCGCCGAACATGGCGACGTCGAAGATCTTCACGCTCATGATCTTCTTCGCGGAGGCCGGTGGAGCGTCGGGGAAGTCGCCGAGTGCGATCCTCCACCCGACCCGGGGAGGGTTGACGCCCAGATATTCGAAGTAGAAGGTGTCGGTGCCAGACGAAGCCTCGGCCGTAGGGATGCCCCCATCCGATCGGAGCGCCTCCTCAAGAGCGTAAGCGCCCGGCAGGGTGTACTCCCTCGAGTAGGTGGGCTGGCCGTACTCATCGAGGACCGCCGACCAGAAGGTGAGGGTCTGGGTGTAGGCCCAGTTGGCGATCGTGCTCATGTTCCAGCCGTTCCCAAAAAGAGGCGAGGACCACCAGAGGCCCCGTCGGCATCGAAAAGGAAGGTGAGGCATCCGGACCAATCGAGGCCCTTCAGCATTGACCCGAATGGGGAGGCCTCCAAACCGCCTGTGCCTTTCCAGGCGGCGAAGCCACGCGACCCGGCCGGGACCGACTCACTGGTGACCACGCCTCGACCGCTGTTCAGGGTGAGGGTGGCCATGTGAGCAACGGCAAGCCGCTTGAGCGACTTGCCGGTGCCTTCTGTAACTCCCTGTCCCTCGAGGCAGGCATCCACCCCGTCAACCAGGGCGATGAATTCAGTGAGGGTAGCCGGAGTGGCCGACGGAACCAGGATCAGGACCTCGGCGGCGGTGATGCTGTAGTCGGCCACAACGGGTCCCCCTTATTTGGCTTCAGGTTTCACTGCCGGCTGGGCGCCCGCAGGGTTGGTCGAGGTGGGTTCAGCGGGCTTAGCGGCCGGCGGAACGGGCTTCGGAGCCGGCGGAACGGGCTTCGGAGCCGGGGGCGGAGGTGGAACCGGCTTCGGTTTCACCGTTTCCGTGCCGGAGCCGGCCGGAGACGACGGGTTCGGGGTTTGGCCACCGTTACCCTTGGGGTCGGCGGAGGCGTCGCCTACGGCCGGCTCCGGCGCCGATGCAACCGGAAGTTCCCGAAGTTTGGTCCCGAGCATGCCCGAAGCCTCGACCTGGGCGGCGTCGCCGACGAAGGTGTCGCCTCGTTTGTAGCCCGACAGGCCACCGATGACCTCATAACGCTTCTTCATCTTGAGTCTTCCCTCTGAAGAATGAGCCCCCTCAAGGCGAGCGTCCCCGGTCAGGGAGGAGGAAGACCGGAGACGCCCTAAGTCGGCGGAGGGAGAAGACGCCGACTGTTCTTAGTCGACGTCGACCGAGTGGAAGACCCCCGAGCGGCCGGCGAAGTCGGCCGTGATCTCGAGGCCCATCGCGCCAGACACCATGAACTGGTAGTTGTCGCGCGGGTTCACCCGGTTGATGGCGATGGTCGAGACCGCCATGCCCATCAGAGGACGGATGAGCTGGGGATCGGGGACGAAGGCGAAGAACTGGTTGCCGGTCAGCTCGTCAGTGACGGCGAGCTTGTTGATCCGGCGGTTCTTCGTGATGTAGTCCCACAGGGTCCCTTCCTTGAACCCGGCCGAGCCCGAGTAGGACTTGTCCAGGTTCCGGCCGATCTCCGGCGACACATACATGTTCACCTTGCGGGCGCCCAGTTTGTTGTCGTCGAGCGCCTTGCCAAGCACCTGCGAGATGAAGGCGTCGATGGCATCGCCGTCGGCGGCGGTCAGGTCGATGTTCGCACCACCCACGGCCGCGCCGAGGTTGATGGCGACCGAGTTCGGGTGGTTCATGATCCCGTAGCCGGTGTAGCCCCGGAGCGAGATCTTGGCGTCCCCGTTCAGCACATACTGTGCCATGTCCTGCTTGACCGCGGCCACGTGCGCTTCCTGATCGTCGGCCAGGGCGTCGAAGTTCGCGTTCTGCAGGGTGTTCCATTCCCGCCATTCCCGGCCGTAGGCCGAGTCAAAGATCGGGATAGGGGTCCCCTGGTAGTCGTAGGTCACCTTGTCGACCGGAGCCGAGACCTGCCCGGACAGCGAGCGGACCACGGTGCCAGCGTCCGAGGAGACGCGACGCAGATGGACGAGAGTGCCGATGTTCACCGGCTTGGCCAGGGCACGCAGGTCGGTCATGAAGGTTTCGCCTTCATCGTCGCGCATGATCCGGGTGGTGATGGCGTCGAGCTCTTTCCAGGCGTCCAGCGGGAGCAGGGCGTTCTGGTTGGAGAAGCGAGCGATCGCGGTCTCGTTGGCCAGGAAGAACTGGCGGTCGGCCAGGATCTCGCCAGCCCACGCCTGACCGATGGAGGCGTGGTTGGTGATGAACTCTTTGTTCAGGGCGAACATGTTTCCGGTCTCCTATCAAAGACGGGGTTGAGGGGAAGAGATCGGAGCTCCCGAAGGAGCCCCGATCGGAAGCGGGAGACCGCTTAGGCCACCGTCACGACGTGGGGGCCAGACCAGCGGATGCGCACCAGGTCTTCGGAAGCGCCGACGGTCACCGTCTCGTCGGCATAGCCGACAACGGTGTAGTCGCCAGCGGCAGCCGGGAGCTTCTGGAGGAGGCCGTTGGCGGCCAGGGCCACGGCATCACCGCGGGTCAGAGCAGCTGCCGCCGCGAAGCGGACGTTGAACAGCTGATCGTCGAGCGGGATGAGGCCGATGACGGTTTCGTCTTCCTGGTAGGCGTCGTCGACGCCGAGCATCGCCAGGTAGTTGTCCTGGGCGATCAGGAGCTGGGTCCGGGTCGCCACGCCGGCTTGGTCGAACTGACCAGCCACGAACGTAACGATCTGGCCCGGCTTCACATCAGCGGGACCTGCGACGGCCTCGATGACCTGGGGCAGCACTTCAGTCGCCGGCCCCGCGAAGATTTTGTTGAAACGCATGTCAATCTCCTTGTTCATGCGGTGGGTGGATGGAGAGGGACACTCTCCGCGGGGGCATTGCTGCCCGGCTTCGGGGTCTTAGACGAAGTGGTCTGCGACCTTGGTGGGTTCGGGCTTCTGCAGAGCGTTGGCCCGCAGGATCGGAGCGGCCGTCGGGTTGGCCGACTTCAGTTCCCGTGCCTTCTTCGCCAGAGCGTTGACGACCACGGCATCGGCCTTCTTGGCCTCCTCCTCGTTCATCAGCCCTGCGTCGACGACCTCTTTCACGTCGGCTTCCTTGGCCGCTTCGTCTTCGGCGTTCTTGGCCGAGGTCAGAGCAGCGACGGCAGCGGTCAGGTCGGCGAGACCTTTGCTGATCGTCTCCAGGGTGGCCGCCGGGGCCGCGGCCTTGACAGCCTCGTCCATTTCGTTCAGCTTGGTTTCGAGTTTCCCGAACTTCTCGTTCAGGGCCTTGAGATCTTCCGCGCTCATGTCAGTTTCCTCCGAGTTCGCGGTTGCGGTTGCAGAGTCGTCGGCTGGTATCCCGACGGCCTCCTTGATGACAGCCATGACCTTATCGCGGATCTTCGCCCAAAGGGTGGCATCGGCGGCACGCTGGATGGAGCGGACCATCTCCTGACCTGCCCAGTCGATCTCTCGAAAGGCAGAGTCAAGCTCGTAGTTCATCACCGGGATCGTCTTCCCGTTGACGAGCATCCCAACCCCTTGCTCGGGGGAGGCTGCGGGTTCCTCGTCGAGGAGGATCGCATCGTGATCGAAGATGACGCTCTTCGCGATCTGCTTGTAGCCGTCGCCCTGGTGGGCGTCGACTTCGGCGAGCAGCCCGGTCGAGGTCGAGATGGGCTCACCCTTCTCGATCGCATTGAGGAGGCGCTGACCCTGTTCGGTCTGCTTGGCGAACTCAACGTCGATCACCTTGTCGAGCAGGACCCGGGAACCGTCCCACTGAACATTCTCGTTCCAGGCCCCCACGTGGAAGTGGTTGATGGCTTCGGGGTCGCGGGCCGACAGATAGGAGCCGTTGAGCTTCGGATGCCCGCAGGGTGCTGGCGCCCGGTCGAGGCTGGCGTAGGAGGCCTCGATGACCGCCTTCGGATACATGACCTCGTTCATCACGATGTCGGCCGGCATGGTCGCCGAGGGGACGATGAGGACCTGTCGCCCGTTCCGAACGTCCTTGCGGATGCTCTTCGGGTTCACCTTGGAGGTGACGTTGATCCGGATCTGTTGGGTCATTCGGCTTCCTCCTTCAGGAAGTTCTTGCGCCGATCGGTCTCGCGGGAGATGAGCTTCTCCTGCAGAGGTTTGCCGTCCTTCATGACGACCTCGACCTGGGTGCACTTGCAGTTGATGCCGTTGCCGTCCTCGGTGTAGAAGTCCCGAACCTCGTCCGGGCTGTAGACCTGACCGTGCCGCTCGGCATGGGATTGCCGGGTGGTGGGCGACAGGGCGCTGAACCACATAAGGCCGATCTCCACCCCGAACTGTTGGGCCGTGACCTCGGCCTGCTCGATCCGGCCTCGACGAAGAGCCCCGATGACCTCGGTCCGAGCGATCGTCTCCGCCCGACTGGTGGAGATGGCGAACTCGTCCCGAAGCCGGGTCTTGATGGCCCCAATGCTTTCGCCGTCGGCCAGACCCTCGAGCAGGACCGTGCCCAGTCGAGCAGCGGTGTCGCCCAGGAAGCCCTTCATCTCCTCGAAGACCCGGGCCTTGACGTAGGCGGCCCTCTGAAGGAACGGGACGCCGGAGAGCTCCTTCGTCAGGTCCTTCGTGTCGTCGAGGATGGTCCTGACCGATCGCTCGGCCGTGGCCGCCCCGGCCTTGTAGGCCTCGTAGGCGTTCCCGGTGTAGGCCCTCGAGGTGTTCCCCATCTGCTGCTCGAAGAGTTCGCGGACGGTGAGCGAGAGTTGATCCGGGTCGATCAGGTAGAAGTACTTCTTGGCGTTGACCCGGAGGGGCAGGCGCTCCTCCGAGGGCAGTTCGTCGAGGAGGCGGAAGAGCCTGATCTCGAACCCCTTCAGGTCCTTGATGTAGGCCTTCACCGCCCCCTGGACTTGTCGTGTGCCGCCCGCTGGGTTCTTACTGCTGCGGGGGATTACCGGGTTGCGGTTCGACGACTGGCTCGACGGGCTGGCCAGGGGTGGCTGGGACCGCCGGCGGGGTCGTGCCCGGACCTTCTTCGAAGTCGAGCTCTTCTTCAGCATCGTATCCTGCCGCCTCCCGGATCTCGTTGGCACTGAACGGCACGGGCTCGCCGGTGCCGATCGCCTTGTTGTTGATCTCCGACAGCTTGAAGGCGATCTCCATCTTCTCCGTGGTCGTGCCCTCGGTGAGGTCCGCCCAGTCGATGAACCAGTCAATGCCGGCCCCCAAGGCCCCGCAGGCCTCGAGGCGGTTCAGGATCGCTTTGATCAGCGGCTTGCGCCCCCGATCGCGAAGACCGTTGCACCGCTTGGCCCAGGACTTCTCGTCCTCGGTCGAAGCCCGTTCGCCGGTGATGTTGCCGATCAGGACCCGGATCGGGATGCGCACCGAGGCGGCGAACATCTTCATCGGGCCGTCTTGGAACTCTTCCGGCTGGGGCATGGTCACGCTGATCGGCGTGGCCTCCATGCCCTGGGTGATGAGCGCCTTGTCGAACCCCTTGGCGAAGTCGTCGGCCACCTCGTTCAGCTTGTCGGGCAACCCGGCGGCATCGACGCCAAGAGCCCGGGCGAGCTTCGCCAGGTCGGCGTTAGGGTCCAGGTTCAAGGTGAGCGACGAGCGGGCGTTCTTCCAGAAGCCCTCTGCGCCACCGCCCATGACCTTCTCGACGTCGAGCATCGAGTTGTAGCCCGGCCGGAGGATCGAGCGGCCCTCGAGGTCACCCGTCGAGGACCAGATGACCACGCGGCTGTGGTGGATCTGGACAGACCTGACCGGGGCCTGGTTCCGGGCCTCGTCCCTCTGCTTCTCCTGGTAGGAGTACATCAGGGGCTCGCCGTAGCGACGGGACTGTTGGTTGAGGTCCCATTCGGCGACGGTGAGTTCGTCCTCCCAGACCGGGATGACGTTCCAGACGTCTTGCAGTCCGCGAACCTTCCCCAGGGGCCGGTTCCAGTCTTGGTTGTCGGCCACCTGCAGGATCACGGCCGAGTAGTCGCCTACCAGGCCCCGGCGGTCGGCCTCGGCCAGCTTGGACCAGAAGCGAATGTCCTCGGCCCAGCGCTTGAAGGCCAGCTCCACCTCGGTGGGATCGTGGGCCTCCTCGGCCTCGAAGAGCTCTGGGTCGTCTTCCCAAATCTTCTCGATGTAGGCCTCGACGGCCGCCCGGCCCAGAGGGTTGCGGTCCCACATGTTCTTCAACATCGGGAAGGTCACGACCTCGGGCCAGCCGAAGTCCGCGTAGTGATCGTGCTTCGGCGAGCCGTTCACTGCCCCACCCAGGAGGTGACGCAGGCGGAGGGCCGTCGAGTTGGCGAAGAAGCGCATGGCCGAGTGCATCGTCATCGCCGTCCTCCTGGTCTATGGCGCTTGGTGAGCAAGATCCTCACCGTCGCGACCGATTGCTGTGGGTAGTAGGCCATGACGAGGGCGTCGGCCAAGTTCGGCGAGATCGTGCCCTCGGGCTTCTTGTTGATCATCACCTTCAACCGGGCTGACCGGGTGATGGTGACCTGGCTGAGCTGCTTCCGCAGGGTCGCCAGGTGGGGCAGGTTCGAGGGTAGGCTGATCAGCTGATCCTCCGGGACCTCGATGCCCTCGGTGACCGCCCGGAACGTGTTGTCGAAGAGCCGGGCCACGTGCCACCAGGCTTGGGCCTTGAAGTTCTCGAAGAAGTCGCCGTTCTTCGGCATCTCCGCGTCGCCCGAGATCAGGAAGCCTTCCGGATCGCGGACGGCATCGGCGCCAGACCAAGGCACGAAGACGAAGTCCTGCGGGATGTAGACCTCCTCGCCCTTCGTCCGCCTCAGTTCGTCGAGCCGGTTGGCCTCCGCCTTCACGCCGGCGCCTACGCCAACCCGATCGTACTGGAGCTCTTTGATCCCCAGGTCTGTGCAGTATCCGACGGCCTTCCGGGTGGAGACGCCTGTGTCTCCCTGTCCCCATTCGTCGGCGAAGCACGCCACCTGGCCATAGCGGGCCACGAAGGCGTGCTTGTCGTTCCCCTCGTCCGCGACGTCGAGAGCCGCAAGGCCCGGCAGGGTTGGTTTGAACCCCAGCTTCAGGTGGGCGTCGATGGCCGCGAGGACGTGCTCCTGAGGGATCAGAATGCCCGTCGTCGAGGAAGTGTAGTCTCGGTCGACCTCTTGTGCGAAGACGTGTTTCAGCCCGGTCTCCCGAGCCTTCGCCTTCCGGGCCTCATACCACTCGATGGTCTTCGCCGGGTGGTCCATCCAGTCCATCACGAAGATGTTCGTCTTCCCCTTGATCGCTGGCCCGCCGTTCCATTCGGCCCCGGCCTCCCTCTTCTGGTGGAAGATGTTGCCGACCCCGTTGACCGAGGAGATGTCGACCTGGACGCGGGTGTTGTCCCCCAGAGCTGCTTCGACGGCTTCGGGCCGTTCATAGTGTGCAGACTCGTCTTTGAAGTAGATCGAGGTTCTGCCACCTCGACCGATGTTGTCGCCGGCCTCGCCGGTGATCGTCGCCCCGGTCTCCGGGTTGATGACCTTCATATGCGTGAAGTGCAGGCCGGGCTTGAAGTCCTTCGGGAGGAACTCCTTGGGCAGGCCTCGGATGATCATCCGGATCTTTTCGAAGATCGACGAGGGGTCGCCGATCCGATCCACCAGGATCTCCTTCCTCGAGCCCCACCCAACGGCGACGCCGGGCACGAAGAGCCAGAGGCACACACTGTAGGCGCAGGCCACCCAGGTCGCTCCCATGTCGCGGGCCTTCTCGACGAGCCCATCTTCCTCAGCCGCCATGAGGGCGTTGAGGAACTCGACGAACTCGATCTGACGCTGGAACATCAGAAGAGGCATCCGGGTCGGAAGGCCGAGGCTGACGTTCCGAGGATCGTAGGTGTCGCACCAGTGACAGATGAACTTCGAGAAGTTCTCCGGCTGGCGGTAGTAGACCTTGGCGCTGGCCATGAGGACCGGGTCCCGGCGGAGGCGGAGGATCTGCTCCTGCCGCCACTGCCAAACGGGGACGTAGGCCGGCGGCCAGTTAGTCTTCGAGGTCTTGAAGCGTAGCTGCATAGGCCGCTGCCGCCTCCTGGGCGTCCATGTCGGTGGTGATCATCTGCACTGGCCCGCCGTTCGGGCCGGTGACCTCTTTCACGTCCCGCAGGCCAAGGTCTCGGGAGATGACCGTCGGGTTGAAGAGGTCGGAGGCTGCGCCCTCGAACTTCTGGGCATAGATGACCTCTCGGATCGCCATGCACGCGGACTGGAGCAGGGTGGTGTCCGTGGCCACCGACCACTTGTGGAAGGTATCCCTCGAGATGCCGAGGAAGAGGCAGAGGCCCTGGATCGTCATGACCCGGGCCTTCGGCGTCTCCGCCCGGACGATGACGCCCTGGTTCTGGAAGACCTTCTCGACCTTCAACGGGTTGTCCTCGACCCATTCGAAGTACTCGAGGGCGGCATCCCAAAGTTCCTGTCCAGAGTTGAACAGGCGCTCACCCTTGAAGAAGTCGGGGCGGACCTTGCGCCAGACCGAGCCCGGCTGATTGGCCGAGGGTATGGGTTCCATGGGGTCGATGTAGTCGGACATGTCTGTGTTCCTGTTATTGGAGCTCCCACCTCGCCGGAAGGATCGAACCCAAGACCCAGGAAGGGCGATCCGGGCGGCTACCCCCTTTCGGGGGCCGGGAGGTGGACAGCCTAGCTACCCGATCCCGGCGAGGTGGGAGGGCGAAGAGCTAGTAAGGCCTCCGACCTGTCTCCCCAAAGCAACCTTTGGCGGGTTGCCTTGCATGAGGTGAATATGGGGCTAATGTGCTCGCCCGAAAACGGGGTAGATGCATCAGCTCTGAAGAATTTGCATCTGCTACCCGTTCGGATCGGGAATGAAGACGGCATAGGCCGCATCGGGGAGAAGATCGGACAGATCGACCATGCCTCCACCACCCACGACCTCCAACGCCCAGTCCCAGACGAGAGGTCCGTGCTTGGCCGGGAGCTTGCCCACAACCCGGCCACCGGCCCGCAGGGTCAGCTTGAAGTCCAGAGTAGGGTCGAGCCCTCCACCGGCCAGTTCGATCCCGGTCACCAGGTTCATTTCTATGCCTCCTGCTTCATCAAGTGTTCTCTCGGCATCTGGACCCGGCCACCGAATGCCGAGATCCAGACCTGCCCACCCTCGACCTTCTCAACGGTGGCCACCAGACCCAGAGAGGCCAGAGGCCCGAAGGCCACCCTTACAGAGTCCCCTTTCCCGAGTTCGTCCTGCAGAATTTGAAATTCTCCGGTCCCTCCTACCGGTGCGGATGCCCCCCGAGATATATCAGATGAGGCCCCCCGAGATATATCAGATGAGGCCCCCCGAGATATATCAGATGAGGCCCCACCCGAGTGAGCAGATGCGGTCTCGGTCCTCGAGGAGATCAATCCACCCGAGATCCGATCGGTGACCAAAGGCTGAACCACAACGCGGGGTCGGTGAACGGGTTCCTCAAGAGGCTCGATCCACTTCCTGGGTCGGGAGGTCCGATCGTCTGCCGCCCTCAATCCGTCCAGGTCCTGATCCCTAAGCTCCACCCTCACGCCTCTGATTGCCATAGGCCCCCAGAACCCGTGCTTGGCCCCGAGTGCCGCCAGGGCTTCGAGGTCGGCATGTCTGGAGACGAAGAGGTAGGAGGGCAGCATCGAGAGCAGCACCACCCGATAGAGCCTCTTTCTCGGAACCCTCTTCTTGAACCAGACTCTCGGGGTCCAAACCTTGTGACCCAATTCCCCGAGACGATCCTCGAGATCTCCCGTCTCGGAGCCGGGGCAACGGTAGACCAACCATCCCGCAGGGTCTTCTCGAGAAGTCATTTCCGTTCCCTTTTCATTTCCGTTCCCATTTCCGTTCCTTTCCGCTCCCAGAAAATGGGAATGGAATAGGTAAACCCCATACCAGGGCTCCTAAAGGCCCTGTATGGGTTTCCGTTCCCCGGTGGTTTTCCTATAGGGGAGGGAATATAAATCCCCCCACCTGCCGGGGTCTGGTGTAGAGGCCCTGTAGAGGCCCCAAATAGCCCCGTAGAGCCCATTTCCGCTCCCGAGACGATCATGACCGGACCTTTCCCCGTATCGTCTCGTAGTACACCTCGGGATCGACCTCCGAGGGGATAAGGATCTCGGGAGGTCGGCCCCGGCCGTCGGCTCGGGTGAACCCCAGGAGCTCGAGAACGTCGGTGGGTGGTTTGACCGAGACGATGAGCCCACCCTCGAGGAGCCGACTGACTGCACCATTGAGGAGTTCGGCCTTGCCACCCACGGACTCACGCAGGTGGGCCTTGGTGATCCCTTTGCCGTCGGCCGCCCCCTTCGAGACCTCTTCGAGTACGCGGGTCTGTCTGTCAGTGAGTCCCCTCTCCTTCTCCATTTCCTTCTTCTCTTCCCGGACCGCCTTCTGTGCGGCCTTCCTTTCGTCGCCGGTGGATCGCTCGGGCACGCCATGCATGTAGGCCTTGGACTGGGCCTCTCCCCATGGAGTGTCGACGATCTCCCGCCCGCCTTCCTTACCGAAGGAGACCTCAGTGTAATCCGGGGTGAAGCGGCTCTTGCGGATGGCCATGAAGCGCATGTCGGTGTCGGCATCATAGACCAGGTAGTAGGTCGCCACCGCGTCGGCCTCCCAAGCCCCGGCGCCCCGGAAGGTCATGTCAGACACGTCGCTCTTCACCAGGGCCTTCGGGGTGTGGCCGACGAGCACGATCGGGATGCCAGGGAGCCGCTCCTTCAAGGCCGCCATAGCTGCGCCGACCTCCGAGTTGTCGCTCTCATTCTCCAGGTCCAGGTTGGCCGACGTGGTGTCGAGAATGATGACCGGCTTGACCCTGAAGGTCTTCCGGTCCTGGCCTTCACCCTGCGGGGTCTGCGTAGGCCCCGAAATATCATCGGACACGTCCACCTCGATCTCCCGGGTGGTTTCATCCACCGCCCGGGCTAGCGCTTGTGCTAGGGCCTTCGGCGCCCGGCGTTTGGCCGGGATAAGGTGGAACCATTCCTTGAACTCCGACCAAGGTCTGGAGCCTTCAGTCTTGGCGATCGAGTAGAGGGTGTCGCGGGCTTGGTCCGGGGCTTCGGTGATCCAGATGACGTGGCGCCGGAGTTGAGGGTGGAAGCCCCATTGCTCGGGGGTCAGGTGGGCGACGGAAGCGAAGAGCGGAATGAGGTTAGTCGACTTACCTGCGCCCCAGGCTCCGGCCACCAGGGTGACGCCGACCGGCAGGAACCCATCGAGCACGAACTCGGTCGGGTAGAGGCGGAGGTCGCCAAGGTCGAGCTGGGTCCGGAGCGAGGAGTGGATCTCCTCTTCGGGGTCCTCTGAGTCTTCGGGGTCTGGGTCGCGGGCCTTCTTCCGGCCGGGGTTCTTCCACCCGGCGGCCTTAGCCTCGTTGAAGATGAGCTTGTAGGTGGTCCGCTCGGGGCGGAATGAGTCCCACACCCGCTCGGCGTCCTCGGCGTCGAACTTGTCCGATCGGGCTGACCATTCCAGCCAGAGCTCCTTGCCCTTGTTGCCGAGGGGCTTGAGGGACATGCCGATGCGGACCCACGAGTCTCGCTCGTCTGAGTCCAGGTGCTCCAGGGCGTCGCGGATGTCGGCCAGGGTGGACTTGGTTACGATCGGGGCTTCGTCTTCATCCTCGACCTTCTCTTCCCGTCGCGGGCGCAGGGGTTCCCGCAGGTCCTCGATGGAGACCCAGCCCTTCGGGTTGGCCCAGACCGACCCGGTGACGGTGAGGTAGCGGCCCTGCCCCCAGTACTCCAGCTTGTCCTTCGAGTAGGCCTCGAGGATACCCGACGGGCCGAAGATCCGAAGACCCCGGCCGGAGGGTGAGATCTCCATGTAGCAGCCCCGGGCCTCGGCGTCCTTGGCGATCGCTGCGCCGGCGTGAGCCTCGATGAGCTCGCCGTCGGGCGTGAGACAGTCGTCAAGGTCGAAGGCCCCGACGCCCTGGTGGGCGACGACGGCAACCCCAATTCCGTCGAACCTTTCCGGGTCGAAGGCGGTTATGGCCTTGTCGAGGGTAACGAGACGGGCCAAGTCCTCTGGGGTGTCCAGGTTGATTGGGTCCTGCTTGGTGCCGCCTCGAGGGAGACCAGAGGCATAGTAGGGGACCTTACGGGCCTTCTTCTTGCCTTCGACGGCGACGGACTTCCAGAGAAGGAAGTGCGAACAGGAGAGGAGTGGGTCAGGTAGGTGTTCGAGCTGCTGTCGCAGCCGGGCCGGGTTCTTCATTGTGGTTCACTGTCCCAAAATTCAGACCCGGAGGGCTCGCGCCTTCCGGGTCCGTGAATGCCTGTTGGTTACGCTGCTGCGGCGAACTCTTCGAGAAGGGTCCACAGGTCACGGTTCAGGTCATTCGACTTCTGGATCTGGGCGAGGGGCCGGGTCACCCGGATACTTCCCGAAGTATCCTTTCCAGGTATACCCCCCTTCAGGAGGTTTTCTTGAAGTACATTCCAGCGGGTCCACAGGTCCTTCCGGTTGTCTTCACGACGGCGGGGCTGGATCAGCGTCAGGGGGTCCACATCCAGGGTCACCTTGTCGTCGTAGCGCAGGGCCTTCGCCCGGTTGGCCAGGATGAGCGCCTGACGGTCGTCCACCTGGATCGAGCGGAAGCGGTCGATGCCGGCGAAGGCTTTCTGAGCATTGTCCCCCGATGCCTTGATTTGCTCGAGGAGCTGCTCTTCGTAGTCGCCGAGGTGGAGGAACTTCTGGTTCTCCATGGTTGTGCCGACGATCATCCCGTTGGAGCAGACGAAGCGGAAGACGCCGGTCAGGATCTGCGCCCTGCGGGACCCATCGTAGGAGTTCGTGAAGATCACCCGGGGGGTCTCAGCCTGGTTCTTGGCCATATCCTCCGGCCGACGAAAGTCGACCTCGTGGAGGCTGAAGGCCCCCGCGCGGGTCCGGTACTTGGGCCGGCGGAACGCGGCCACCTCGAACCCAAGGTCACGCATATCGTTGATCACCCGGCGGGTGTCGATGAACATGTAGCGGCCGGACAGATCCGGGCTCGGTGCGGCCGGCAGGAGGTCGATGGAGTGGAGGAGGTCGGAGGTCGAAGCGGAGAGGGTCAGGTCGAGCATGGCTTGGGTCCTTTCGAGGGGTTGGGGGTGGCGGGCCGAAGCCCGCCGGGTTCTTAGGCGAAGAAGATCGGGTTCGTTTTCTTGCAGCGGCCGGAGCGATCGT